CCGACACCACAAGTATCTTTACGCAATAATTCTAAATGTACTCTCCCCAGCACTGGTCCAACAAGGAGTTCTTGCTGAGACTGTTGGCGGCGTTAGCGCCACTGCTGCTCCTGTGGCTAACAGTTCTGGCTCTGTCACCAACCAAGCCATCCAAGTCCTCCAAGGTCCATACATTACCAACACCTACGGTGGTGGAATTCAATGTCAAGGACCAACCCTAAACTTCACACCCTACGTCACTGGTAGTGTATCAAAACAACTACCTTATGAACCATATTACAATGATCCTGTGTATGATATGCGAGATCTAGATGAGGATGGATCACTTGATAATCCTGGTGATGTTCTGTACTTTGTTCCAACTAGAACTGGACAGAAGGATAACTATAATCTTGGTTTAGGATTTTCTGCTACATGGTCTCGTCCTTTGGATAAGAAGTTGCAGGATCAATGTAAAGAAGCAGCACAAGCTAACATTGATCTGATGAAACAAACAACTGCTAACAAGAGATTAGATTTTGAGATTGCAAGACTAAAGAACTGTGGAGAATTGCTCAAGCAGGGTATCTACTTCCATCCCAAATCGCCTTATTATAAGGTATGTGCTGACGTTGTGGTTATGAATAAGAATGCTATTGCACCTCATATTCACTCTATCCCTTCGGTTTCAAGACCGAACGGAGTGCCCGAATCGCCTGTGTCCTCTCGCGCTGAAGATCTTGGCGCTCCCTTACAGACAGGACGGGAACAGATTTCCCCCTGATATCAGAAATCTTCTTCATTACTTTCTTGACCGTTGGTTTGATAACCTTTAATAGGATATCTGCCAGCGGTTTTGCCATAAGTGCTGATGCTGTTGCCACTACAGCAATACCACCAGTCATAACTACAGAACCAGGAGAAGGAAGACCAGCAACAATCTGCTCTGGTAGAGGCACTGCTTCTGTTATCTGAATACACTGGTTGCCAACTAACTGATAGTCAGTAACTTTCTTTCTAAACCCCTCAATGTATGTGCCGACAGGTTCCTTTGCCTGCTGTGCTGCTGTGGGGCAATCTACCTTGGCGGCGGCAGGGGGAGTTTTAGGTATCGGTAGATCAGGAGCAGCGGGAGCTTTAGGTTGCCTTGTATTTACCTCTGGACGCTGAGTAGGCAGCATCTGATTGGGCTCAAAGTTGGGAGGATTGTATGATGGAACTTGCCCATCACATAAAACCATATTACCTCTAGGGTCAACTTCCCTAAGATCATTAGATTCTCGTGTCTCTACACATCCAGGTATGTCTACGACTGGAAACCCTATATCGACTGTTACAGGCATAGGGTATCCTGTAAAGACTTGTGGAATGGAGGGATCAAAAATATTAATTTCTGGAATGGGTTTTCCAGTTACTTTGATTTCATTTATCTCCATCTGTAAATAATCCTATGATGCCACTCCAGAGATGGAAGAAGAAGACATATAAAAAGAATTTGCCTTCAGCATCTCTGGACTTTCTTCTTGATGTAGTCATAATTAACAATCATTGAATACTTTACCAACTTGACTTCCAACATCAGATCCAACTCGCTGACCAAGTAGGGTCATCCATCCTGCAGCCAACCATCCTACATATGGGATATTTATTACAGCAGGAACAAGAGCACCTGCAGCAATACTAGTTCCTGCTAGGGCACCTTGAGATCGTGCTCCAGCGTCCGCCCTGATACACTCTTCGTTTTTGGCATTGTTCTTTCCCTCGCCATCAAAGGCACCTCCTAAGTTTCTAGCGCCATCCATAGTATACTGGTCAGAACGATATTCTCTACGCTGTTCTGTCTTAGGACCGAACCAACCACGTTTGTCTGTGTTTACATTTAGAGAGCGTTCGGATTCTAGAATTCTGGGGTCATTTGCACGGTACTTAATTTTGTAACCATCTCTAGTTGCCTCAACTTCATATGACGAATAATCTCCCTGAGGAAAATTTATGACAGGATATTGAGGTCTCATTAAATGACCAAGAACACCTATATGAGCAATACCAATTAATCCACCTATACCAATAACAAACCATTTAATAGGTTTGGATTCTTTTTTTGGTGTAGGTTCTGGATAATAATCTCCAGGTTGTTCTTTTTTGAATATCATGGTAATGATATAGCAGGACCTGTAGCACTAGGTAGTGCTGGTGGTTTTGGCATAGCAGAATTAAGCATTCCAGGAAGTGCTCCAGCAACTGCATCAGTAACAGCAGCAGTTACTTTTGCTTTAGCATCTTCTACTAAAGCATCTTTGTTCAGATACAAATAGGCACCACCTGCCACTACTGATAATGATACAAGACCAGAGAGAAGTGCGATTCCGTTAACTAATTTTTGCATTGTGCTTACATAATACCTGATTTATTTAGATGACAGTGGTGCTAATTTAAGGTATAATAAATATTACCATAGACGTAATAATTGGAATATTAATGGGCACCTTTAGGAAGTCTCTTAAGCTTGGAAAGAAATCGAAGCAAATTGAGGAAAATCTTAAGAAGTTAGATAAAGAATTAGAAAAAACAGGTGCTCTTGAGGAAACAACCAAGGGACCATCTGTTCCTGTTGAAGCATATAATAAAAAGTTTGATTGGAGAAGAGAATTCTTCCCCGAGAAAGATCAGTATGAAATGGTAAATCTGCTGTATGAAGAGAGACAGCAAAAATTAAAACAAGCGATTGGTGAAGAGAAAATTAGAATCGCTGAGGAAGTTGAAAGTCTTCGTGAAGTTGTAGATAAGAAAAGAGAATTAAGGCAACTTCAAAAGGTTGATGAGCATCTTGCTAACATCGACGTAGAATTTTATAAGTTACGTGATGATCTTGTTGAGAACATCAATGAGAATATGTTCCCCAACATCCCTGCCATTGAGGCAAAGTTGGATGAGATTCTTACTGTATATGGTAAGTTAAATTCTAGGATATCTGAAGGATTACTGAATGAACCTACGGGTTCTCCTCAAGGTGGAGATCCTCTTGCTAAGACTGATTTTGTAACTTTTGATCAGTTAAAGCAACATTACTCTTTATTCTTAGATAGAATCTCTACACAACTTGCTACCCTTGGTGGTGGCGGTGAAGTAGAACTGAAGTATCTTGATGACGTTGTTGGTATTGCAACTAATCCATCATTGTATGATGGCAAGTATCTGAAGTATGATCATGCCACCAGAAAGTTTGTATTCTCTGATGTTGGTCCTATTGGCATTACAACAGAACTTCAAACTCTGAATAATGTTCTTGGTCTGGGTAATACCTCCGACCTTGGAATGAGTGTTGGTGTATCTACTTTTGCTGGCAGTGTTGTTGTTGGCGGTGCAACTACTGCTCTGGTTGTAGATGGTGATGTCAGAATTGTTGGTGTACTCACTGTAGGATCTGGTACTGTAACGATTGATGGGGATAATAATACCATTGGTATTGGAACGGTTACCCTCAATGAAGTAAAAGTATCTGAACTTGAAAATCTTACTGGAGATACTGGCAACTTTAGTGGTGATGTAAGAGTTGCTGGTGTTCTCACTGCAATCTCTCTTGATTCTTCCAATGTATCTGTTGCTGGTTCTATTACAGGTACAACCTTCTACGGAGATGGATCTAACCTGACAGGTCTCTCTGTTGGTGTTGGCACAACTAGCATTAGTACAGAATCAATTACTGTTTCTGGCGTAGTAACTGCAAGTCAGTTTATTAAGGCGGGTGGTCTATCCAACCAATTCCTTAAAGCAGATGGATCTACAGATTCAAATGTATACCTGACTGCAGAATCTCAAAACCTCGATGGCATTTTGGCATTGGGTAATACAACCACTCGTGGACTGAGTGTAGGTGTTATCACAGCAACTTCATTTGTTGGTGATGGATCTCAAATTACTGGTCTTACTTTTAGTGGTGGTAATACAGTATTCACTGGTATTGTAACCTTTAAAACCAATGCTACCTTCGATGATAACAGAAGAGCAGTATTTGGTAATAGTGCGGATCTTCAAGTTTACCATGATGGTGCAGACTCATATGTGAGTGAAGTTGGAACAGGTGATCTTGTTCTGAACTCTAACGGTACAAATGTAAATATCAAGTTCAATAATACTGCATTTGGTGCCAAGTTTATGGATGGTGGTGGATCATATATCTACCACAATAATCTCCTTAAGTTAGAAACCCTGGGAACTGGTGCTACAACCTATGGTACTCACTATGCAACTTCCTTCTCTGGAAGCGGTGCATCTCTGACTGGTATTACAACATCTCAGATTGCCGACTTTGGTAACGTTGTATTTGGTATTGGTAGTTCTACCAGTGTAAACACTACTGGAACTATTACTGCTGGTGCCTTCTTTGGTGATGGATCTGGTCTGACTGGTATTGCAACTCCTGCTTATGTTTCTCAGCAGATTGCAAATCTGGTGGACTCTGCTCCAACAACATTAGATACTCTTAATGAACTTGCAGCAGCACTTGGAGATGATCCTAACTTTGCAACTACAACTACCAATCTGATTGGTACAAAGGCATCTCTTGCTGGTGCTGCATTTACTGGATCTGTTAGTGTAACTAATGGAAATTTAAGTATCGGATCTACAGGTCTGTTTGCATCTAGATTGTATGCAAAAGAGAGAATATACGTTGGTGATAATGAAGATATTCGTCTGTATCAAGTAGAGACTGGCAATCCAGTAACTCTAACTGAAAGTTATCTTGATCTTGCATCTACTAATTTTGCAGGATCCATGGGTATCATTCGTCATGGTAATCGTGTTACTGCATATGGTGGAAGTTTAGAAATTCAAAATGGTGGTGGACAAAAGTCTGCTGTATTCAATAGTGGTTGGAGTGGAGTAGATCTTTACTATAATAGTGTTCTTAAGTTCTCTACAACTGATAGTGGTGCTGGTGTTGTAGGTATTCTGACAGCGACTAGATTTGTTGGTGCTGCAACCAGCAACATCATGCCATTCCTGTATGCAACCTATGCAGATCTTCCTGACGCTGGAACTTATCATGGTGCATTTGCTCATGTACATGCTACAGGTGGAGCATACTATGCACACTCTGGCAATTGGGTAAGACTTGTTAACTATGATATTGGTGAAGCAAATGTGTCTATTGGCACTGCTGACTTTAGAACTAGCGGAACACTCTCTGCAGGAATTGTTACTGCTACTAGTGCTGAGTTTAGCAATCTGAGACTTGGAACTTTTGGTCTTAATAATATTTACGGTGTCAATGGTCCTCTATACCTTGATTCTGAACTTGGTCAAGTAGATATTGTTAATAATTTAAATGTAAATGGTGTTAGTACCTTTGTTGGTAAAGTTACTGCAAACGATATTGTTGGACTTTCCAGTGCAATCTTCGCTGGAATTGTAACTGCACAATCCTTCCGTGGTGATGGTTCTCAACTGACTGGTGTTGGTGCTACCAACCTCAACAGTCTTCTTGACGTTAATGCACCATCTCCTTCTGCTGGTCAGGTTCTGAAGTGGTCTGGTAGTGAGTGGCAAGCAGCAGCAGACCTTACTGGTGCTGGTGGTACTGGTATTGGACTGTCTGATCTATCAGTTACAACTGCACCAATAGGTGTTTCCTCTCTTTCTTATGATAATACTTCTGGTGTATTTACTTATACCCCACCAAATCTGTCTTCATATTTAACCTCAAATATTACTCAAAATGTCTCAATGAGTAATGGTTATACCCTTACTCTTGATTCATCTGCAACGGCAAGATTTGGATCTATTGGTGTTAATAACTATGGTGATATCTTCTGGGGTACTAATAATAGTGCTACTGGATTCCATATAATCAATAATGATTTTGATGGTGCTCTGTACCTGACAAACACTGGAACTGATGGTGTATACATTAGAGCAACAGCAACTGAACTCGGTGCATCCTTTAAGGCAAATGCTGAGGCAAATCTTTATTATAATAATGCACTGAAGTTCTCTACCTCTGGAATCGGTGTTACTGTATTTGGTAATCTTCAAGTCAATGGATCTGCCGTTTTAACGGGTATTGTTACAGCACAAGAATTTAAAGGAACATTTACTGGTACTGCAAGTTTTGCTTCTGTTGCTGGTGTTGCAAGTACGGCAAGTTATGCAACTGAGTCGGTAACTTCTGGATATGCTGCTGTTGCTGGTATTGCTTCCAATCTTACAGGAACGCCAAATATCACTGTTGGTGAGATCAATACAACTGGTGGATTGTTCGTTGGTGCTGGTCAAACATCTTCCTTTGGTGACAGAGTTACCGTAAGAGATGACCTCTCAGTTGAGGGCGCTACTCCTACACTCAGAGTTCAAGACAGTGATGCTGCTGAGAATTATGCATATATGCAGTTTGATTCATCTGCAAATAATTCAGTACTGTTTAGAACCAGAGCATTCAGCAATACTGCAAACTTCATCTGGCAGTCTGAAGCGGGTGGTGGAATTAATAACACTCAGTATCTCATGTATATGCAGGGGGGATCTCCTGGGGCATATAACCATGGATATGTATCTTTTGGTAGCACCACTGCTGATGAGAGACTACATGTTGGTGGATCATTAAAGGTTACCGAGAATATCACTGCTGCTGGCATTGTTACTGCAGATGTTATCAAGGCAACCACTGGATTTGATGGACCATTCTATGTTCAAGAATCTGCTGATGATAATGCATTCTACAATATTCCCACACTTTATACACAGGTTGGTGGTAACCAGTATGTTCGCACCATGGTTGACACTGGTGCCCTGCAGTTCAATCCTGGAATTAATGAACTGTGGGTATCCAATAATGTACGTATTGGTGGTTCAACTGGAATTATCACTGCAATAGCATTCTCTGGAAGTGGTGCATCACTTACCAATATTCCAACCTCAATTATTGCTGGTACTGGAATCACTGTCAGTGGGTCTACTGGTGCCGTAACAATTAGTGCAACCGCAACAGGAATTAGCACAACTGAAACATTAGTGACTGGTGGTATCAATGCTACTGGTGTTGTAACCGCAACAAGTTTTGTTGGTGATGGTTCTGGATTGACTGGTGTTACTGCGGTAGGATCTGGGGTTGTTATTCAGGATAATGGCGTCGGTGTTGGTGTTGCTGCTACAATTAACTTCGGTACTGGTCTTAGTGTAACTCCTGCATCTGCTGGCATTGTTACAATCACCTCTTCTGGTGGTGGATTAGCGACTGGTGTAGGTACATTTGCGGCAACTCCTGGAGTCGAAGTCCAACTGGATTCCTTCTCTGCTTCTGCATATTCTAGTGGTGAATATCTCATTACATTGGGAATTGGAACTATTAGACAAACCCAAAAGATCTTGGTTCTTCATGATGGTGGAGCAGGCATTGATACAACTGCATATTATCAAGAGTTTGCAATCATGTATCATCCTGTACAAATGGTGTCTATTGCCGCTACATATAGTCAAGGAAATATTTTAATCAAGGCAACACCAGAGTCTGGAATATCTGGTGTAACTACATATCGCTTTACTAAGAATTTAGTAGAAGGAGTCTGATAGGTGATTAACAATTCAAACCACTTTATTCACAACTCTCAATTTAAATATTCTGAATGGAAAGAGACTGAACCAAAAGTACCTGCAGGTGAAGGTAAAAAATTATATGCAGTGGGTGGACATACATCAGAAGATTGGAATAGTATTCATAGTAGTCTTCTTGCTGGTGGTATAGAGTGTTATGATGAAAAATCACATAGTTCTACTAGAGCTGTATATTATTTGACTGATGCTGAGGCAGAGTCATTAAAAACAGATGCTAGAGTTCGATATGTAAATTTAGATTGCTCCCAATATCTTGGTACTTTTGCACCAGATCCCAACGATCTTGTTGATTCTATATCTAAAACTTTTAGGTACAGTACTCCTGCTAAACAATATCGTGATTGGGGTGGTCTTCTCACTGAAGATGCTTCGGACTTGAACAGGGCATCATTCCAATTGTATCGTTGTATGCAAAAGGATGATCCTTGGGTAATTGATGGTGATGATAACACAGTATTTACAAGTAGATTAGAATATTATGGTGATGGATCTGATGTAGATGTAGTTGTATCTGATGAGAGTTGTTGGTTTGGGCATTCTGAATTCAGAAGAAATGCACCAAATTCATCTAACCCAACAAACTATGTTGGTGGTAATGCGCTAGATCCTAACGGAACATGTGATGTTTTGGATCTAGTTTTAGATGCTCCTTATTATATTGATCCAGACTGGTTTAATGCAGATCCAGCAACGAGACTCACTACTCGTTGGGATGGAACTGTTGTACCAACAGAGACAGAAGCAAGAAACTGGTGGAGTACTTCTAGTAATAGGTCTGCAGAATTCCAATCGATCGGAACAGTATCTGTTACTTCTTCATACACTAGAGCAGCATGTAATGGCAGTGATAGCGCACTTCATACTAATGGTGGATATCATGGAACTCCATGTGCAAGTCTTACATATGGTAGAACTCATGGTTGGGCATTTAATTCTCAGAAGTGGTTTATCAATTCTTATGGAACGTCTGGAAGTGGAACAGAACAATATTTTGATATTACAAAAATATTTCACTCAAATAAACCAGTAAATCCAACCTATGGGAATAGAAATCCCACAGTAACTAGTAATAGTTTTGGATATCGTGGTAGTGTATTAACCTCTGGATATTATTATTATCGTGTAGGAACAGACGGCACTGGTGGAATATCGTATAGCAGCAAACCTGCATTTATGAGTAATGTTGCTCAGACTAGTATAAGATCTGAGTATGCTCCAAACTCTATGGTTACCGCTGGTGACGAGATGATTAATGCGGGAGTAATATTTGTTTGCTCTGCTGGCAACTCACGACAAAAACTAGTCAAGTCTGATCATCCAGATTATAACAATTATTGGGCATCATCAGCAAGCACTCCATTAACCTCTTCTACTAGAAGTATATTTGGATACACTGCATATAATACTCATAATAGACAGGGATTCCCTGGGCAAATTGGTGCTTTTGATGATGGGGAGGGAAATATAATATATCCAACAATTCCAGTTGCTGCTCTTGATGATAATATATCTGGCGGGCAAGAGCAGATGGCAACATATACCAATATGGGTAATCTTGTTGCGCTATTTGCCCCAGCAGATGAGACTCTTGCGGCATCTGGAGATACAACTCCAGGAACAACCTATAATAGATACGATACT